CCTTGTAATTCAAAATCAGCAGCCATTTTAGCAGCACCTTCAGCACCAAGTGTTGTACCTTTTGCCATTTCAGCAATAGCTTCCAATCCTTTTTGACCAAGCATTACTGAACGACCTAATTCTTCACTATACTCAGCTTGATATTTAGCTAATTCTTCAATACCAGCACCAAACATAGTAGTATTCATTGAAGCCGACTCAATGTCTCCTCTTAATTTTTGTGATTGTTCTCTGGCCAAACCCATAGATAAAGCTGTTTGTTTCATAGCTTTATCCATATCAAATAATCCGTAACCTTTTATTTTACCATAAGCAGACTCTACAATATTTGGTAACGCAGCAATACTTTTAACAATTGCTGCACCCCCTTTAGCGATTAGTAAATTTCTTTTATTTATTTCTTTAGTACTTTCTTTTAGTAAACTTAAATTATCGTTTAATAATTTTTTTTCTTTTGCTAATATGTCTAAAATATCATTAAGTTCTGCAACCCTATCAATATCTGCTTGTAATGTAGAATTAGCTAAACTATTTTTCTCGGCTTCAAATTTAGTGATTATCTCATCTTGTCTTTTAATCTCTTCACTTAATGCTTTAATTTTTTTTAAACCATCATAATAACCATCTAAACTAGAGCTCATATCTGCTCTTAATTTAGCAGCTTCTTTTAATAGTTCTATTTCTTTTTCTAAATCACGGTTAGCCATATATTTTATTTTTGTTCAGTTTTTACGTTGTATCCCAAAGATTTATCACCTCTGATAACTTTTATAATAATTTCATTTTCTACATCATACCTATTTTTTTTAATTTCATTGTTTTCATCTTGTTCTTCCACATAAAAAGATAATTCACAATAAAACTCATCTTGTTCTTCATTTTTAAATTCATCAAGCGTCAAAATTAAACTGATTGTATTTGCATCATCAAACTTAAATGATTTTTTACTTTTTAAATTAACACCTTTTGCTAATTCATGTCTCATGACTAACATAGGGTATTCAACATTTTTACTAAATAATTGACTATATTCATCATTTTTACCATACTTAACATTATAGTTTTCACCAAAAACAATAGTCACTTCTCTATTTTCTATAAAATATTCTTTCATTTTTTTTGTGGTATATTTTTGTAACAAATCTAGAACAGTAATAATGCCCTTACCAACAGCTTTTTTATTTTGTAATTCAGCAAAAAATAATTTCATAAGTCCTGGTTGCTCATAAAATGCTTTTTTTAACAGAGGGTCATCTTGTATTGACGTTAATGCTCTATCGGCTTTTTTAACTAATTTATCAGATGCTTCTGGTTGTTCTGTATCACCAGATGCTTTAGGTTCTTCTGGTTTTTCTTCTGGTTTTGGTTCTTCTTTTTTTGTAACAGATGATGGACTTATTTTTGTTATTGCGTTTAATTTAACTTTGCCTTTTGGACCAGTTTTTTTTGATGCTTGAAATATTAATGTAAAACCATTACCATTTTGTGCTGGTTCTATTATATTACTATTTAATTTGTATTCTTTTTCAGTTCCATCAGTATCACCATTCCCTGGATTAATATTTATTTCTAAAATATCCCATTTCTTAAGTGCTTTAGATGTATCTTCAATAATCTCAAATTTAAAAACATAATTGTCATCACTAATACATTTTAAAATAACTTTATTACCAGAACCCAATTGAAATTCTGTTGTTTTACCCTGACCTATCTCATCAAATACATTAACAATATCCTTTCCCAATTTGTTCATAATATCTTTAGGATACTTTTTACCTTTTACCTCATCAATAAATCCTTTAATTAAACTGTATTGACGTTCATTCACAATTATTTTCATGTTTGTATGTTTTTCAATAAATATCCAATAAAATAAAAATACCCGTAAAAACGGGTATTTTATTAAGTTAATGGGATATCACCATTTTGCATTCTTGTCTTTAATTGGTCTCCACTAATTCTTGTATTCCTACTACCTTTTGAATTGTTATTATTTTGATATTTTTGACGCATCTCTTCCGTTTTTTCTTCACGTTCTTTGGCATCCTTGGTTAATAAACCTAAAAAGAATCTTCTTTCATAAGTAGGCATAACCATAACATCTGAATAAGTAACCCCTTTAAGATATTGCATACAGATATAAACTTCCTCTAATAAAGGTATTTTATAATCCGAAGTCAGGCCAAAAAAAGTTGACGTTAAGGGGAAGAAAGGTGGCTACGGACCCTCCCCCTGGGGTCCGAACATTAATGTTCAAATCAATTCCACTTTCAATGCTTTCAAGATAAGCCCTAAAGTCTTTAGCATCACGAATCCTAAGATTACTTGCAAAGTCATGTATTATATTTTTATCTCTATTTCCATTAATTTCAACAATAGTTTTTTCAATCATATAGGTACTTGTATTATTTACCAAAAAACCATTTTCTTTTTCAGTCTCTACAAGAGCCTCAAGTTCATCCAAATCACCACATGTTAACAATTTAAACTTTATAACAGCCTTTGATAATGGAAATTTATAATCAAATAACCCCTCCTCATCTGGTTCAGCACCAAGTTTTTTGTATTTTAAATCATTAAGGTTTAATTCAGTTTCAAAAGGTTCCCCATTTTCATCCAATATTGTTACAGGATACATTTCACCATAACCAGTTGCTCTTAACCAAATCATAAGAGCGTTTCTATCACCAACATGCAAATCTTTATATCTTAATTCTGGTTCTAATAATTTTCTATTTATCAAAATAGATAAAAATTCACCACTCTTTAACAAGTTAGGACTAGTTAAAATATTTTCATCAGCAGTTGTCATAAACGATACTCTGACATTCGGTTTTTTATTTTTGTATAGTTTACCTTCTGAAGGTAAAGGTATTACATCAAATGGTGAATTGAAGTTTGGTTGACTTAACTCAACGATGTAAGGATTTACAGTTGATGGTGTTTGACCATAACTTTCAACCACTTGTTTTGGTTGCTGAACAGGTGTGTTTTGCATATACTTTGGTATTTCTTTTTTTGTTTTATTTTGTTCACTTTCTTGTTGATATTTTTGATATCTATCAATTTGCTCACTATTTCTAGCCAATAATTCATCACGAATCTTCATTTGCTCTTCAGCCTTTTTCATAATATCATTAACTTCTTGTTCGTTTCTTGTTAAAGGCCTTGATGGTGGTGTCTCAGATAATGCTGGTTCTTGTACAATACCCACTTCTTTTTTTAATCTAATCTGCTCCTCAGTTCTGCTTCTCATAAACTCAACAGCATCAACATGACCCATTGGTGTATCTTTAGAATTTACAGAATTAGTATAAATTTCATTTATTGCCTTTGCTTTTTCAGCTTCAAAAGCAGCTTTTTTGCTTCTTTCATCGGCAGCTTCTTTTTGTTCCTTGTTCGGAACAACACTTGGTCTATTACTCATGTAAAAACATTTAATTTAACGTTATAACTTTACAATAAATATAAAAGGTTAATTTTTTTTGTAAATGGTCATAAATAAAAAAAGCTATCCAATAAAGAATAGCTTTTTTAAATAGTTTATAGTTTATAGACCTAATTCGTTTTTTAATGCTTTTACAAGTCAAGTATTTGATAAAGCAATCTTAAATAAAAATCAAAACAAGAGTATCGCACGGTCAAAACGCAAAGTAGCTGTGATATCAGCAATAGCGTCATCATCCATTGAAAGGTCACCAAAACCTACGTTGGTAAGCATCGTACCATCCAATAACCATTTTTCAACAACAACACCTGTCGGGTCAAGCATTTCAAGTTCTACTGGACGCTTATAACCAGCAGCATAACCTTGACGGCCTGTTATTGATTCAGAGTGAAGACGCACCCATTCCATAATTGCTTGTGAAGCAGAAGGACCAATTGGGTCACGGAATGTAACATCAATTGATTCCCAAGTGAAACGACCAATAACCCATGTTGATGTGTTAAGGAAAGGTATTTCAACCTCATTCTGTGTTATTGATGGTCTTGACGCAGAAGCCAACCACCATTGTTGAATCCCCAAGTCAGAAGGGAATGTTAAAAGCCAACGATTTTTCCTCTTCGGTTCATATGGAAGAGGCATCTTCATTAATAAATCAGCCATGTTCTATTAGTTTTAATTTGTTTTTATTTTATTATAAATATATGGGTATTTCTTTTTATCACCCATTTATCAAATAAATATACCGTTTTTAAATTTTTACTTGTTTTTTTTTAAAAAAGTTAGTATTTTTGTAAAATATGAAATTAAATATATCAAAAGAAGACTTACAACATCTTTATGAAAAAGAGTTGAATGACTACCTAGAACAATGTGATTGGGTAACTTATGTTAGGTCAGAGGTTGTATGTGGATTGGTATCAACAGCCTTGGGTAGGCTTGACGTAGAAATTGATTCAGAAGGGCTTCATAAAATCTATTCTTCTGAAATAAAAGCTTTAAATCTTAAAGATGGAG